TATCACCACGCTAACTACCAAGAAGACTCTTCGTTGGAATAAAACTACGAAGGTTAACTTCGAAGGTATTTATGCAAATCGCCAAGATAAGGGTTTCTATACCCGGAAAATAGTTTACTATTTTTCCGTTTCCAATCAGGCCTATCAAGACCTGGCGTCACTGGGAATTACGAACCCAGCGTACGTAGCTTGGGAAGTAGTGCCGTACTCTTTTGTTGTTGACTGGTTTCTTCCAATTGGCCAATTTCTGGACACATTGGATGCGACTATCGGTCTCACTTTTCTGAAGGGGTGTAAGACCTCCTTTAAGAAATATGCGATTGGTTACAACATCAAAGGTGCTGGTGTGCCTAGCGGACCCGGCTCGATGAACTACGCAGATGCTTGGGCTAAACGTCGATTCGTTGAGTGTAGGAGAGAGACCCTCGGGTCCTTTCCTTTACCTCACTTACCTTCGTTTGACCGGCGTGTACGTAATATGCGAGTCGCTAACGGTTTGGCACTTATCCTTCAGCGTTTTAAACGCCGATAACTTGGAGTACTCTTAGATGTCTGCTCGTGCTAACATCGCCATCGCTGATGGCGAGGCTTCACCCGTCACGCACACTTTTACGCCTGATGGTGATCTCAGTGAGGGTGTCGCTCGATATATCAATTTCGACGACTCCCCCGTTCTGAGTGAGACTCTTACGATCTCTGTTCGTGATTCCAACTCGTCTGGGCAAGATTATTCTATCCCGGGCAAGAAGGTTTCTCCGCGCAAGGTCGAAATGCGTCTCAAAATGCCGATCTCCTACGTCGATTCAGTCTCGGGGCTCACGCTCCTTGACTTTACGAATGAGGCGGTTCTTACGTTTAACCTTCATCCTCGTACTTCTGAGCAGCAAGCGGAAAACCTCCGCAAGATGGTCGAAGACTTGATGGACGGTCACGCGAATGTTACCGACGCAATCGAGAAGGGTCAGCGGATCTGGTAAGATCCACTAGACATTAGCACCGTCTAGTATACCTTCTTCAACTTTGGAGCTACCATGACTAAGTCTGGCAGAAACAAGAGATTATCTCTTGCAAATCGGTTCACCGTTAGCTCGTCCGTGACGGACAGCTCTGTCTTTCAGATACTGAAAGGGTTGAATACTCCTAGGTCTCTCGCTGTTTGGCTTCTCTATAATTCTGGAGAACACCGTCAGCTTGTTGATCTCTCAATTAATCCCAACGACTATTCTTCACCTGAAGAATTTAGAAAGGATTATTTGGCTACTGAATTACTTTCAAAATCGACATTTCTTAATCTCGATATTGATCGTGAAGCAGTAGCTGTTAGCGGCCATTTTGCTAACGAGTCCAGGTGTAAAACCTATAACGGTTATTTCCGGGATTTGCCCAATCATCCTCTTTATAAGGGTGATTGCGTGTATATGTATCACACATATACTCGTAAAATCGGCACTATTCTCGGCGATTGTCCGTCTTTTAGTAGACTGTTTGCAGATTGTCAGTGGGGCCCTGGTGCAACTACCTTAACAACTGGTAGCGACACTAGTTCCGCTAACAAGTTCCAGCTTGATGCTGGGATAACGCGAGATTTACTCGATGCCGTATTTCCTGAGTTTTCCGCCGAGTTTCCTGGTTGGCTTATCCATATTGCTACGGATATTGACTTCCAGTTATTCGTCGGTAACAAGGTCACTACGGTTGAAAAGAACGCTAAAACGAATCGCTTGATCGCTATCGAGCCCGGGATAAATTCTTTTATCCAGAAGGGTATCGGTAGGGACCTTGAGAAGCGTCTTTATCGTTCCTGCGGCGTTACACTACGAGATCAAACAGTGAACCAGCGACTTGCTCAAAGAGCATTAGCTAATAACTGTG